GCAATGCCTTGACCTGTTGGAAAGTTGAGTTCAACTTCAAATAGATTGGGTCTAGCACCGCCGCCTTTTAGTCTAGCTTTAAAATCCGAAATTGTTCTTAATGCCATTGTTAGATACCTCTAAAATTAAACGGTTCCGATGATTTCTTCAAACGAGACACCAGATCTGGTGGCAACGAAAGTCAATCCAATGAAGTTAATAGATCTAGCAGGTTTGATGAAGATGTCAGCAACAAATTCATTATTATCTATGACTGCTGCTGTATTGTTGGTCTCATCACAGATGACTCTGAAATCTTGAATACCTCTCTTTGCCTGAACATCGCGGAGGAAAGGATCAACGATGTTTACAAAGTTTGATCTTGTAGTTTCATCGTTGAATTCAAACAGTTGATCTTTAGCAGCAGCGGAGATTGCGTTCTCAAGATAGATGAACAATCTGCGAACATTAATTCTGTCAAATGCGGAAGACTTGGCAAGACCAGTCTTGTCTCCAAAGAGAACAATTCCAGAACCAGGAGTAAAGATTACAGAGTTAATTCTATTCGAATAGAGTCTATCTCTTTGAGTCTTACTTGGGTTGTAAGCAAGTTTGACGGCGTTTAGGATAGCTCCTCTATTTGTTCCTGCTGGTGAGAACCATGGGAAGTTATTGATGTCAGTTCTGGCACATGTACCAGCAATGTCACCATTCAGTGGAACATATCTGAAAGTATCCGCAAACTTATCATACATGTACTTGTATCCACTATCAAATACGGAGTATGAAGATGATGTTACTGGAGCATAGAAACTGATTATGTTGTTTGTTATGTCAGCAGCAGAGTTAACTGTTACTGATCCAACAGCAGAATCATTTAAGAATGCTAGTCTGTATGGTGAGATGAATGCTACTGCATCCTTTCTTTCTTCGGCAACTGAAATCAGTTTGTTAGCAAGTGCTTGGGCACTTTCTTTTGCGTAATTCGCAGAACCCATCAGAAGGAAATCAACCTCATACTCTTCACTGTTAGCAAAGAGATCATATCCAGACGAAAGGCTACCAATTGTTGATGTGAGTGAACCAGAGGCGGTTATGTCTGATCCGCCGTTATAGTTTAGACCACCAGCAAGAGTTAGAGTATTTGCTCCAGTGGCAGCGAAAATGATGGAACTTGTGTCTTGATCCCATCCAGTATCTGTGGCAAGAGTAAATCCAGAACTAAATCCAGTGGTTACAATGCCTGCTGGTTGTGAACCACCAAAGATATACTGTGAGTTAGAAGCAAGATACTTTCTCCAGTATGATGGTGAACCAGCGGAGAATTCGGCATCCTTTGCCTTTGAAAGGCTTAAGTGCTTTTCAAGAATGGTTCCAGCATTACCAGTTACAACACCTTTGTCGTCAATAACAACAACATGAATTTCATCAAATCTTGAATTTCTTGCTGCTGCGAAAGATGATGTTGAAGGACGATCAGCGATGTTGTTCCAAGAAATTGTAGTATTATTGGAAAGTGAGATCGTCTGCTGATCAAACCAATCTAACTGTGAGGTGTATGAAGTTGAACCAGCGGCAGTTGCTTGACCACTGGTGTGAATCGCAACACTACCAGATCCAGAGAACGCATAAACGCCAGATGGTTGGTAATCTACTGCAGTTTCGGTTCCTGCTGCCGAAACATGAGATATGACCTTTACATAGGCATTGGTTCCACTGATTTCAGTGATGACACCCTTCAGGTATCCATCCAGAGTTGAAGTGGTTCCTGCTCCTGGAAGAGTTGAGGAAATTGCCTGGGTTACACCATATCCAACCTGAATATTTGGAAGGCTGGCACTGGTTGAAACGCCAACAAGAATTTGGTCTGCCTTGGCATCAACCAGGGCAACTTTAATACCGTTGGACCAAGAACCTGGATTTCTTGCTGCTACGGTTACATCAGTAATCGTGCTTTCGTCGTAACCAAGATTGTTATAGTCGTCAAGACTCTTGATCTTGATGCTAGATGCTGCTCCAGCAAAACCGTTCTTAAGATCAGAATCATCAGATCTTAGACTCATTCTCTACTAAAATAGGTACATCTACAGGACCTTTTGCGAAAGGTGCTACAATTGCTCCAACGGCATCGGAAGTTGGATCAATTCTACCTACGGTTAAATCAACTTCTCTTACTACAATGCCAGGAGATGCTAAATTTAGCGGCATCTTTGTTCTCCTACAAGTCCAAAATTATTCTAGAAATATTTATTAAAAAGGTTATTTTAAATGGGGAAATGATGCGTGAACAAGTCACCAGTCAGGATATTCCCACTCTAGAGATGATTTGGTATTCTTTTTGTCCTTTCTATTTCTTATGACTCTATTTTTTGTACAATCTTTACATTCATAAGAATAAGCAGATGAAAAGACTTTTCTGTCTTTTCTGGTCAAATAGAAGTCATCCATTAAATTTTTGACCTTTCCACATATTCTACATTTTCTATCAAAAAATAATATATGCTCCAGTTCTAATTGATCATCTAAATCCATTAAAGATAATCCCACATGTATGAGCGATCACCATACTCATCCAAGTGCCATCTATCCCCATCAGTATCAACAAAACTTTCTGCGTCTTCTAGTCCAGTTTGAATAAATCCAAATGGTGACATGTCTTGTTCAATTTGATTTTTTTGCTCTTCATAGATTCTTTTACGAACATCGTTGTCCGTCATCTCTTTGAAATAATCTTGAGCAACTAACCAAGAGAAAATGACGAGACACATTGCCAGGTCATCATTACACCCCTCTTCTGCTTCAAAGGAGTTATGACGCTGGGCAAATGTTGTAAGTTCGGATATAATGTCGTAGTCAACTGTCAGTAACTTATCATCTTCTAGTAAGGTCTTTAGATTAGAGCATCCTAATTTTTTAACCGCAGATGTCATTCTGACACCCAATTGTGATTTCTTACCACTGAATCCAGATCCTACAATCTGTCCAGCACGACCACGCATTGAGCACATTAAAACATTATCATACTCAAGATCAAAGTGTAAAATATTTGCGACTTGATCTCCAATATCATTAACTTCTATCAATAACCAAGAGTCATTGTATGCTTTAGCAACTTCGTGAATGACACTTGGAAACAGCATTGGTTTGATTTCATTATTTCTATATTTGGCAACAACTCTATACGGAAACTCTGTAATGTCAAAAACAATAAAGGCAGAATAATCATTGCCAAGTCCACGAGCAACATCAACCGTAATCAAATAATTATTTTCTTCTTTTGGTTGCTGATATATGTCAAGACCGGCATTTCTTTTGATAGGATCTTCATAAACAAGATTTCTTAACTTTGATGGATTGATAAGAGTATTAACAGATCCTAAAAATTCACATTCAAACTCAACCTTGAATTGTGCTTCTGAAGTGTTAGCAATAGTTTGTTCTTTCCATGCTTCATCCCTACCAGGAACTTCTGACCAATGAACATCAGTAGGAACATATTCGTTTTTACTTCTTTCAGATCAGCAATGTGATTCGGGATGAAAGCGAACTCGTCAAGAAAGATGACATTATAGGATCCGCCTCGGACAGCAGATGACGAAGTAGAGTTAGATGAAATTTTGGAGCCATTTTCCAGTTCTAAAGATCCTTTGTTCCACGATATAATACCTTGCTGCATCCATTTAGGTAGATTCTCATAAGCAAGTTGTAGTCTTCCAAGAAGGTCTCTTGCTGTGGATGCTTTGTTCGCTAGAATAGCTATATTAACATTGTCGTTGAATACGGCATAATGTAACAAATATGAAACACAAGTTGTAGATTTACCTGTCTGACGAGGCATCTTGCAAATATTAAATCTGTTCTTGTGAAAGTTTTCAATCAACTTCTCTTGAAATGGATACATCTCAAAAGGAACAAGACCGTGATCAAGAGACACGATCTTAATATAATTTCTAGCAAAATATACAGGATCCTCTTTACACTTTAAGAACTCAATGATTTGTTCTTCTGTGAATTCAATCTGCGTATTTGCCTTCTTAAGGTTTGGATTTCCCAGGTATACTTCACTCATAATTTCACCTTAATAAATTTCTCTCCACTGAAGTGATGCAGCAACTTGAGCACCAGCACCAACACTAGTTGATATTGTTCTCACAACAATTACATAAATTTCTGAATTTGTTGAGTCTAAGTTTTGAACAATGATATTTTTCTTTGCTGTTGTGAGTTCTCCGGAAGCAACTGGGGATAGTGAGTTTTGAGATGATCCTGATGGAACATAACCAGAAGCAAATACATCACCATCACTATATGTTGTAGCATCGATACAATATTCAACACCACTATTA